GTGTTGATTGCGTAATCACCAATTACACCGATTGAAGTTTTTGGTGCACCAGTAGAAACACCGCCAACTAGATCAGCAGTTGATGTGATCAATGTCGGAGTGATCGATGTGAATGATTGATTAGTCTGTGACCACTCAAACAAACCATAACTGCTTGATGCAAGGTCAAACCAGTATGTGCCGTCTGTTGGTGCCGCTGTCGGTGCCGAGGCACTTCCAACTAATTCTGCTGTGTCCACATTGGCCCTAAGAACAAAAGCTCTGTTGGCAATTCCTAAGAATGAGTATGCCGCTTGTAAGCCGTATTCGTTCAGTTCATTACCGTTAAGGCTGTTTCCTGAAGCGTCTGTGTAGAATTTTGGATCTCCAAAAGTCTCTGTTAATTCTCTCTGGGACGAGATCAAATATGCAGTGTTGGCGTTGGCAGTTTGTGTGCCTGTTGCTGTGCCGTCTCCCGCACCATTTTGCTTGTCCTGTGATGATGCTACTATGAATAGTGGTGTTGTACCCGCATCTGATGGTACATAGAAACTTTCGTTTATTACTGAAACTTCTACTCCTGGTGATGTTAATGCCATTTTTCGTATTCTCCTTGCAAGTTGTACGTATACTAGAGTTATTTATTCAATCATACGGTTTTGCTGACATAATTTACCGTTTTCTTGGTGCCTATATAGGTTACGTAAATACACACATGCAGTACAAAGACAGACCGTTGTGTACGGAGTGCAAGACCAAGCCCAGGGCCTATGCCTACCAGAGATATGGCAGAGTGTATTGGCGGAGTCGCTGTGACACCTGCATCAGGAAACGGGCTGGCAAACGGGTGGGCGGTGTGACTGCCTTGCAGAGATCAGGATATAAAAAGAAAAACAAGTGTGAACTTTGTGGGTTCAAAGCACAGGCCAAGGCACAACTAGATGTGCTGTTTGTGGACGGAAATCTTAGGAATACTGTGGTGACTAACTTAAAAACTGTTTGCGCCAATTGCCAAAGGTTGGGCAGTACCCGTAGACTTGGATGGCGGGTTGGTGATCTTGTTGCTGACGATTAGGCCATCTATTTTAGCGTATAGTTCTTCTTTTGTACCGTCGTTATCAATCACGAAATCAAACTCTTCTCTTGCCCATGCATATTCTGAACTGTGTATGCCTTGTGGTTCAATGTTGCCCTCAACGTAATTGACAAACCAGTCGGGATCAAATCCTCTTTTCACAAGTATGATCTTGCCTCCGTGCTTTCTGATCTGTTTCACTTCGTTGGGGAATCTTGTATCTGCTATCACGGTGAGTTGTCCCTTGTACCTACCGATGCAACTGTCCACCCATATTCCGTCGTACATGTGACCACGCATCACTTCCGTACCAAAGTACTGTAAAACCCATCTCGGAGTTGTGGGTTTGCCAAACTTCTCACTCCAGTATTGGTCCGGCTGTTCTCTCCAGTGCCTGCTTGATTCAGTGTCTCCCTCGAGCATGTTCCTGTCCCAATTGAACATCGATGCCACGGCATCCTTTAGACTCTTTGCGAAACTGTCTTTTTGATATCCATGTTTTTCTACGAGTCTATCCGCGACTGTGCCTTTTCCAGAACCGATCAAACCTACTACACCTATCAACATAGGTTTATTATACTATTTTTTTAAACGTTTTTCAATCTCTTTGATTGCTTTTCTTACAGATCTTAATATGGATGATCTCAAGGTTTTCTTGCGTTCTTTCAACGCCTTTATGCTCATTAACTCAAGTTCCTCTACCAAACTTTCCAGTTCTTCCAGTGAGAGGTCAGAGTATTTTTTGAATTGTGAACTTTTCATTGCAAGGTATTTAAATGTAGTTTGGTGTCAATTAACCAATAACAAAACTGTGCGGTGTTCCGCCTTCTTGGAAGTTTCCTATGTCTGCTTCCAATCTCTCTATCTCTGCCTGGCCTTCGTTCTTTAACGCATCACCGTTAAGCGTTGTGCCACCCTGTGGACCTGCTATTGTGTTGAACTTGCCTCTCGCTTCGCCTAACATTATTTTAGACACAGCAAGTGTGTAATCTCTGATCCATGGTTTTGAGTAGATATCTTTAAACAGTGTGATGTCTGGTCTAAAGTTGTCAGTGTGCATAAGCACTGTCTCATCGTCAGCTCTAGGTCGTTGTGTTATCGTTAATTTTTTTGTCGCAACATCAAAATGGAACTGTATGAAACTTCCAAACATCTTTCCAATCATTTCTTGGTATGATGCGAAAGCATAGTAAGTTGCCAGTCCACCGGTTGCACCTGCTCTCAACAGGTAGGTGTTTGTGTATGCGAGGTTGAATGGTTCAAACAGTGTTCCGCCTTCTCCACCTTCAGTTCGTGATCCAACAGTTCTTCTGTTAAGATTCCTCACATTGATAATCTCGTCTGGCAAGATGTAACTGTTTTGATTTTTCTTTAATTCTAAGAAAGCATATGATTCTTCTACTGCATTTGAAGACCTTTGCCTGAATTTGTTTACAGCTCTTTCCAGTGCCGTTTGATAGTGTTTTGGGTCTAATTCCACATCAATCATCCCGTCGCCGAGATTGTTCTTAACGTAATCGAAAATTTCCTGTTGTCCTGTTTGTAGTTCTGACATACTCATATTTATAGTCATTGCCTGTGCAATAAATATGTATGATATGCCAAGATTATCCATTTTTAAGCCTGAAAAGGGCAATGACTACAAGTTCTTTGATCGCAACATCAGAGAGATGTTTCAGGTTGGCGGCACGGATCTTCACCTACACAAATACCTAGGACCCTACGATCAAGGCGACACCAACAAGGACGGAGCGGCCTCACCGAGCCAACCCAGAGTAACAGGAAGCGATCTAAACGAAACAACAATACAAGATCTGTTATTTTTAGAAAACAGAGACAGGAAATATGCAGGCGACATATACACTGTCAGGGGAATATACAACGTACAAGATCAAGATTTTAATCTATCACAGTTTGGTATGTTTTTATCCAATGACACATTATTTTTGACTGTGCATCTAAACGATATTGTCGAGAGACTTGGCAGAAAACCCATGAGTGGCGATGTAATAGAATTCCCGCACATGAAAGAAGATTATTCATTAGATGAAAGTATACCAATTGCACTGAAAAGATACTATGTTGTTGAAGATGTAAACAGAGCCGCTGAAGGATTCTCACAGACTTGGTGGCCACACCTGTTAAGACTCAAGATGAAAACCTTAGTAGACTCACAAGAATTCAGAGATGTAATTGGTGATGCAACCACCGAAGGATCTGTTGCAAATTATATGAGTACGTACAACAGAGAAAAAACCATAAACGATCAAGTTGTTGCACAGGCAGAATCAGATGCTCCAAAGGCAGGATTCAACTACAAACAATATTATGTTGCACCAATAGACGAAAGAGGAAACATACGTACTGAGAATGTTAACACAGCGGCTCAAAGAGCAAGTAGCAGTAACACCGTGAATGCCACGATAGACACTCCTGCAAGTTCACACTACGGATTCTATCTAGATGGAGACGGTGTTGCACCCAACGGTAATCCTGCAGGGTTTGGTATAACGTTCCCAACAACGGGCGTAGATAAAGGTGACTACTTCTTGAGGACAGATTTCCTACCCAACAGGCTGTTTAGATATGACGGAGCCAGATGGATCAAAATCGAGGACAGTGTTAGAATAACTACAACTAACAATGATTCCAGAGGAAACTACAAAACAAGTTTTGTCAACAATGCAACAGAATCAACTATTAACGGTTTAACAGTCACACAAAGACAGTCATTGACTGATGCTCTGAAACCAAAGGCTGACAATTAAGAATGTTACACTTTTACGAAGGACAGGTTAGGAAATTTTTAACTCAATTCATTAGAATTTTGAGTAACTTCTCTGTGGAAACAGGCAGAGGTAAAGACGGTGAAGTAAATCTAAGGGCAGTGCCTGTTGTGTATGGAGACCCAACAAGACAGGTTGCAAACATAATCAGGAACAATTCAGAGAACACATTACAGTATGCACCGAGGATAGCCGCTTATGTCAGAGAATTAAACTACGACAGGGAAAGGATGCAGAATCCTTATCACATAGAGAAACAGCATTTGCGAGAAAGAGGAATAGATTCAGACGGCAACTACACCAACGAGATGGGTGCAGGTTACACGGTTGAGAAAGTGATGCCTTCTCCTTTCAGGATGGAAGTGTCGGCGGACATTTGGACAACAAACACAGACCAAAAATTACAGATAATGGAACAGATATTATACTTGTTCAATCCTGACTTCGAAATACAGAAGACTGACAACTACATAGATTGGACCAGTTTGAGTTACGTTGAACTGACAGGTACAACATTCAGCAGTAGAACGATACCGGTGGGTGCAGACTCGGAGATCGATGTCGCGACACTAACATTCTCGATGCCCATATGGTTATCACCACCAGTCAAAGTAAAAAAACTAGGTGTTGTACAGAAGATCATAATGAGCATATACGACGACGA